GGTCTGGTTACGAGCTTATGGATTCGTTAGTCCTCTCAAGACTAGCCAACCCATCCAGAGAAGCTGGTCACAGCCTAAGACAGTGGGGTGAGCGTTTAGGCTTCCCCAAAGGAGACCATGAGGACTGGTCACAGTTAAGCCCAGAGATGGTCAAGTACTGTGAGCAGGACGTAGCGGTCACTGTTCGTGTTCTGGAGTGCTTACAGGACGAGCTGGTAGGTTTCAGCGAAGAGTCCGTAAAGCTTGAGCATGACGTTCAGAGGATCATTCAGCAGCAGATTAAGAATGGCTGGTTGATAGACCAGAAACATACTAACGATTTATTAGCCTTACTGAAGGAGAAGAAATATGAATTGGAAGAGACTGTTCAGAGGACTTTTCTGCCTCTGCCTGTCTTTGTTAAAGAAGTTACTCCGAAAGTTAAGAAGGACGGTACGCTGTCTGCGGTTGGCCTAAAGTTTCTGGGGGATCAGTCTGAGAATGTGGCTGGCTGGTTTTCTCGTATAGACTATCCCCCTTTTAACTTAGGATCAAGACAGCAGATAGGCAGGTACTTACAGTGGTTCGGTTGGAAGCCTAAGACTTTCACTGAGAAGGGACAACCCATTGTGGACGAATCAGTTTTAGAAACTGTTACGGATATACCTGAAGCAAAACTCATAGCCGAATACCTTATGATCCAGAAGCGTGTAGCTCAAGTACAGAGCTGGTTGGATGCTGTTCAGGATGACGGTAGAGTACATGGTTACGTAAACACTAATGGCGCTGTAACAGGCCGTATGACACACTCAAGCCCTAACATGGCTCAAGTACCTGCGGTGTACTCACCGTATGGTCATGAGTGTAGATCTTGTTGGTCTGCACCTGAGGGTTACAGCATTGTAGGTTGTGACGCTAGTGGTCTTGAGTTACGTATGTTGGCACACTACATGAAGGACGAGGACTACACAAATGAAATCATTAACGGAGATATACACACTGCTAACCAACGACTTGCAGGACTTGAATCAAGAAATCAGGCTAAAACTTTTATTTATGCCCTCTTATACGGCGCAGGAGATGAAAAACTTGGGTCTGTGGCTGGAGGAGGAAGAGAGGCTGGCAAACAGCTTAGAGAATCTTTCCTCAATAATCTCCCATCATTCGCAGCTCTTAAGGACAGAGTATCTGAAGCAGCTGGAAGAGGATACCTCATTGGACTTGACGGTAGAAAGCTCGGAGTCAGATCTGAACATTCCGCTCTAAACACCTTGCTACAGTCAGCAGGTTCTTTAGTAATGAAAAAAGCTTTGACACTTCTGGATGACTATGGTAAAATATGGGGTATAGACTATAAGTTTGTTGGTAACATTCACGATGAGATACAAGCTGAAGTTATTAATGAGCGTACAGATACCTTTGGGAGACTGGCCGTGTCCTGTATACAGGCAGCGGGTCTTGAATGGAAACTTAACTGTCCTCTGGACGGAGAATATAAGGTAGGAAAGACATGGGCACAGACACACTAATAGAAGACATCTATGGCTTGGTGTCTACCAAAGAAGTTGCTGACGGGGTAGACATAGACAAAGAGATAGAAACATTCGGAGAAGCAATTAAAGAACTCATGAGGGCTGAGTTTAAATCGGAAGATAGACCTAAAGATACTAGAAAGCTGCGCCTGTCAAGCATAGGCAGGACTGACAGGTATCTTTGGAATCAGTACCATAGCACTGAAGGTGAGGAATTGCAGCCTCACACCCTAGTAAAGTTCCTGTACGGGCATGTCATTGAGGAGTTAGTCTTATTCCTAACTAGAGCCTCTGGGCATGAAGTCACCTGTGAACAGAAAAGGTGTGAGGTTGAGGGTGTCAAGGGCAGCATGGACTGTCGTATTGACGGTGTTGTTACGGACGTTAAGTCAGCCAGCGCCTTTGCCTTTAAGAAGTTTCAAGATAAAACTTTACCCCTAAACGATTCCTTTGGATACGTGGATCAGCTTAAAGCTTATGCTCATTCCGAAGGTGAACGGAAGATTGCTTGGCTGGCTATGGACAAAGCCAATGGTCACTTAACCTTCTGTGAGCATGATCTTGACGATGAGTCTGACCCCATGCACGAACACTTGAAAGGTGACATTGCGGAAAGGGTTAAGCACGTTAAGAAGATGGTCAAAGGCCCAGAGCCTAAAGAGTTCTGCTATGAAGACGTACCAGACGGTAAGTCAGGGAACCGTAAGCTTGCCATTGGCTGTTCTTACTGTCAGTTTAAAGATCACTGTTACCCTGATCTACGTACTTTTATCTACGCAAATGGGCCAAAGTACTTGACAAAGGTAGTTAAACAACCACTCGTATCAGAGGTTCCAGATGGTTTCTAAGAATTATGGAAGGTACAGGTCAGGTCTTGAGAAGAAGTTTGCTGAAGCCTTACCCCGAAAGTTTATGGCTTACGAGCCTTTTGATATGCCCTACACGGTACATAGACATTACAAGCCTGACTTTGTGTATAAGGATTGGATGCTGGTGGAGTGCAAGGGATTCTTTAGGGAAGGAGACACACTTAAATATAAATCAATTAGGGATTGTCTGGAGGAAGATCAGGAGTTGGTCTTTCTTCTTTCAGATCCCAACAAGAAAGTAAGGAAGGGCGCTAAGATGACAATGGGACAATGGTGTGATAAGGAAAAGTTAAAGCACTTTACCCTAGCAACAACACAAGAGTTAATTGATTATGCCAATGCTAATTGATGAGTTAAGAGAACGAATCCTTCAGGAGTACGATGCAGACTTGTTATGTGAAGTCTTGGACATAACTGCTGAAGACATTTTGGATGCCTTTGAGCATAGGTTTATAGACAAGCAAGAGCTATTTAGAGAGTTGGAGGATTTGTATGTCGAAGATTAATGACATTATGCAGCTTAGGGCTGACCCTACACCTGAGGAGTGGAACGATGTAGTAAATAAACCCCCACATTACAATCAGGGAGGCATGGAAGCCATAGACTACATTAAACAACAATTAGGTGAAGGAATTGTTGACTACTGTGAAGGCAATGTGCTAAAGTATTTACATAGGTGGCGCTACAAGAACGGGCTACAGGACTTGCAGAAGGCTCAGTGGTACTTAAACAAGATGGTCAAAGAACAGGAGGCTCTAGAATGAAAAACGATTTAACTGCCAGTTACGTGCGGGAGCTGTTTGACTACGACACGAAGACAGGTAATTTAATTTGGAAGGTGACTAAGTGTAATAGAGGTATTGCGGGAAGCGTTGCTGGGTCTATTCAACCAAATGGTTATAGGTTAATATCTATTGATAGCTCAAACTACAGAGCGCATCGTCTAGTATGGTTGCATCATTACGGAGAATGGCCTGAAGAGTTCCTAGACCACATTAACGGAGTAAAAACAGATAACCGCTTATCTAACTTACGTTTAGCGACTGCTGTAATAAACCTCCGAAACCAAAAACTTCGTAAAACTAATTCTTCTGGGGTTTGTGGGGTTAGGTGGCATAAGGCTAGTAATAAATGGGTGGCAACTATTCATGTTAATGGTAAAGAAAATCATTTAGGCTTATTTGAAAACAAAGAAGACGCAATTGTAGCCCGTAAGCAAGCTGATTTTGAATATGGCTTTCACCCTAACCACGGTCAAACGGAAAAGAAGAGGGCATTAACAGTATGAAAGTAATTCAAGGTAACTTTGGTGAAAAAGCCAACGAAGACAAGATAACAGTACCTCTGGTATTTAACGCAATCACTGAGAAGGAAGACCTAACCACCTATGAAGATGCTTTCTGTGTTGTCAAGTCGGAGGAATTTATTGTTGTGTCTACCAATATGGACACTCTTGACTTATACTTCTTACTGGATCAATTAAAACTATCACTATTAACTGGAGGGGACTACGAGTTATGATGAAAGAGTCTTTTAGAAGTAGGCCTAATTTTTCTAGTAAACGTAGACCTTTTGGTCTAATGTCTTTACTTAAAACACTAGAACAAGTAAAAGAAATAGCTCCTGAAAAAAATCTCTTTTGGCGGGAAAAGAACTCCTATATACTGTTTAAGGATTATGTTTTTGCTAGGACTAAAACGAGATTTAGGCCTGTCGGTGTTTTAGACTGGGCGAATTATACTGAAGCAACTTTAAGAGAAGCCATCTTAAATGACAGTATAGACGAATACTATAAGACAATGCTTGGGGACGACAGAAGTCCTAACAACGTCTGGGAAGATAAGAATAAAGAAGTAGCACTGAAAACTTACTACGCAGACAGAAAAGAATACTACTCCTAAAGAGAAAATAAAATGGATCAATATCAACAATACATACATAAATCACGATACGCACGTTACTTGGACGATGAGGGACGCAGGGAGACTTGGGACGAGACAGTTAA